TTGGCGCGTGGGTCTACGAAAACTTTGACGTAGCTTCTGGCGTGTCGTTTCTTCCTTATGATGACCATACCTATGAGCAAGCCCCATATCAGGACATCGATAAAGATGAGTATAGTGAATGGATGCTGGCGTACGGTAATGTCACCATTGACTGGGAAAAGCTGACAGAGTTTGAAAAAGAAGACAATACCAACGGCTCTAGAGAACTTGCTTGTACTGCGGGTGTCTGTGAAGTAGTGGACTTGAACGCGGCATGAATTGTTGGTACTGTACATATGCCTTGACTTGGGGTGGTGACCATGATACGGATGATGATCCAGATCATTCTATGGTCACCAATCTCAGTTGTTCGAACTGTGGCTCGTTTGTTTTAGTATACTTACCCAGAGAAGAAGATGATACAGATAAAGATAACGCCTGATATACTTGCTCGTGCCAAAAAGAAAGCTGCCTCTGTAGGAAATCTACAGGGCAGCATCACGGGCAGTCTTAGTAATGTTGTTGGGGCAATCGGAGAAATAATCGTAGAAGACTACGCTGGTGGCGAACCTGTCAACAGCAAGGACTTTGATCTGTTGGTACAAAACCGACGTGTAGACGTAAAGACCAAGCGGTGTAATACCACCCCTTCACCAAACTACGACTGCTCTGTAGCAGCACACGGCTCTAAGCAAGACTGTGACAGCTACGTGTTCGTTCGTATTCTCACAGACCATAGCAAGGCTTGGATCTTGGGAGAGATACCAAAGGAAACGTTCTATAAAAAGGCTACACGATATAGCAGAGGGGATGTCGATCCGACAAACGGATTCACATTTAGAGCCGACTGTTACAACCTAGCAATACAAGAACTAGAGAACGTCAATGGCAAAACAGCACAAAGCTAATCTGTTTCAATTCACAGTATATTTAAAACAAGACGGCAACGTAGAGATAAACATGGATGGTGTCCAGCCGGAGCAGCTAGAAGCTGTAATAAATACAGGGATGCCAGAGTATGATGGTGCACACTCTATAGCATCCCTGCTTCGGTATATTAGGTCGATGGGGAACGAGATGTTGGATAAATCTAGAAACTACATCTAAATCTATTTGTGTACTTTTTGTACCTCAAACCTAGCACGAGTTGAAGACCCCTTATGCCGCTTATAGCCGGTTGAGGGGTTTTTCATTAGGCGGTAGCTACCGTCCTTCTGTTTCATCCAGTGGTAGCCCTTCGGAGCACTGACATACTTAGTAGCCACGACTATTTGCCCTTCTTTGCGCCAGCAATCTTGTCGGCGTAAGTTATCTCGTCGTACGGCGCAGCGAGTGCTGCAAAGGCTTTACCGCCTTCAGCCATTGGGGTGCGTTGCTGGGCAGTTGGCATAGTTGAGGCTGGCATCATTGGAGATGTCATAGGCATTGTCGCTGCACTCTGCTCCATTGCGTTCTTCTTCTTAGGAGCAGCGGTTCCACCCATCTGCATCTTCTTGGCTTTGCCGCCGTACATCATAGGCTTGCGTGGCACTCCGCCGTACATCATACCTTTGCGTTGTCCATTGTTATACTGTTTCATAGCTTGTGATCCTTATTTAAAAATTGATGGTACGCCAGTGAATGATCTACCTTCGGTAATATCTTCTCTGCGTTTGGTTACTTCTGGGAATACAGGTATTTTGACACCGGCACCAACAAGCGCATCTTGCGCTGTTCTAGGTATACCTGATGTTAAATCTGGATATAAGGTGAATGCTCTACCGTACGTATCCTTCATTGTGACTGGCTCTGGCTTGCCTATTTCATTTGCAGTTTTAGCGTAGGATGCAACCAACGCATTGTAGAAATATGTTTCCCGATCTGGAGTCAACGGCTTGCCTGTCCGAACCATCTCAAGGAACATCTCGCCCAACTCTGGGTCAGACAAAACCGACCTGATCATGTTAAACTTGTTGTTACGGAATTGCTGAAGGACAGCTTCTGTACCAACGTACCGTGCACTAATCACTCCGCGATTGATTGCGTAGAAGCGACTGATGAACGACTCGACGCTAAACGAGCGTGGTGCACCAGTGATCTCAAACTCACGCATACGGAAGTCAGGAGCACGATCTGCCATTAGCTTAGATGTTGCATCCCAGACTTTGTAACGCTTTTCACCGATGAGTTCTTTTACAACCTTCGCCTTTTCAGCATCGTTGGTGCCAAGCATGTTTTGCATAACGCCTAAGTCGATAACCTGCTCGTCGATTGTTGTTCCTTTTGCATCGGTGATGATGTTCTTGCCTGTTCTTTTAAAGGCAGTATTTTGTAAAGAATCGATGTATACATCAGCAAGGATAGTAGTTACCTGCTCGTCGGTAAAGCCACCTACGTCTTTCAACTCACGCTTAATCAGGTTTAGCTGATCAACTCCGCCTGAAACCAACCTGTCACCGATCTGATCCATCGACAGCTTTGTTGGGCTGTAGTTCTGTAAGATTTGAATAGCCAGTTCTTTTTGCTTCTTGGTTTTCTTAGCTGGCTCTAAGGTCTTGTCTAGCTGAGTCTGGATATCAGATGTTACACGTGCAACCGTTCTATCGTAAACGTCATCGCCAACAGACTTTCTTGAAAAGCCGATAGTGTCGTCAACCAACGAGCCTACATCTAACATAGACTTAACCTGACCATCTGCGCCACGCATAACAAATACTTGATCTAGGTTGTTCATCTGACGAGCTAGTTCATCTGGCTTTACTTTGCCTTTCAAGCTAACGATGTAATCAGCTACGGCGGTCTTTACTGTTGCAGCAACCGCTCCGGTCATCTTGTCGCCTTCGATAAAGGTAAACATAGGCAAGCCGCTCTGCGGATCGACGATCTCTTGTCCCAATGTGCGTTGGATAGAATCAAACAAGCTTTTACCGCCGACGTTCGGGTCCATGTTTGCAATGGCTTTGATGTTAAGCCACTCGCGAGGATTCTGTGCACCGTAGCGAACACCTAAGGGGTTGTTTACAGATACGTCAACAACCGACCTGTTGCCCCACGACATCCAAGATGGAACGACAGCCTTTTCGTTTGTATCGTACCAGCGAGACTTGAACTTTGCCCAGTCGCGATTGGCTTCTTGTAGGGCTGCACCGACAGGCATAACTGTGTCGTTGCCTACGTCGTTCTTCATAAGTATGCCTAATGTATCCACTGGAGTTCGTGTGCCGTCTGCACCGACCAACTCGAACTTATCAAACTTTCCCTGAACAACGTTTTCAATGTTTTCAAAGATAGCAGCACGTTCAGCGTTACCAGACTTACGAGCAGCAAACTGAACATGCCGTAGAGATTTATCTAGTTCACGTAGCTGAGTGAAAGACATCTCGAAAATATCAAGTGTGCTGTCTTGCTGTTGAGCAGCTTCACGGAGATAGCGTATAACTTGTAGCTGATCGTCCTGCTTCCTGTTAAAAGTTTTGCCCTGATCTTCTAAAGTTTTTTTAATATCCTGTACTACTTGTTTGACTGTCTTGTCGGTTCCTTCGGCTAATGCAGTAAAGAATGGGTCAGACAGGGTAATAAAGGTTTGATCCAAGATTGCCGACTGACCTGCTGTCATATCTGCTCCGCGCAGCTTCCCTACGGGCAGATCAGGCCGCTCTGCAAACAGGGCATCAAACACGTCACTGATGTCTACTGACACGTTACCTGTGACGGGGTTTCCTGCTCCATCAACAAACAGGTTATTTTCTGAAGCAGAATCTAAAGCAAGATACAAACGCTGTGCTTTTACCTTGTCTGCTGCGTGTCCACTTTCTAAAAGCGCAGCCATCAAATCACCCGGACTATCAAAGTTAGGGATGCTTGCTGTTGTGCGCTGTCCTGCTGCAACCACACCCTTCGGTCCGACTGCTCCTTCTACGACTGCAGCGGCACCCGCTTGTGTAGATAGCTTCGAGCGTACGTCATCAGCATGTTTTGCTACTACATCAGAAACCTTGTCGCGTGTGTCGTTTGCAATCTGGTTAAACTGTGGGCGTGGTAAAAAAGTAAAGTTTTCTGCCGCACTAATCAGTTCTTGTCTTTGCAAACGATTCATAGAGTCTTCGAAGTTACGGATTGTATCTGGACCAGTCTGCTGACCAAATGCCATGCTGTTACCGTCGATAGAATCTAGATAATACTGTACGCCGCGCTTGTCTACTATGCTAATGTCTGCAGATAGCTGGTCTATAGATTCTTGACCACGCTCAATTGCAGCGTTGACGATACGGAAGAAATCACCCTTTGGAGTATCACCGATGCCGCCTTCGATACTTTGCAAGACACCACGAAGTTCCGCAACCATCTGCTTCTGTAGATTGAGGTTTGCTTCCAAGTCGTTTACGTTAAAGTTTCTGATCTGCTTAACGCTGAGTTGGCTACGAGTAATGTCTTCAAGAGACTTGAGGGTTGCCAAGCCACTGAGGTTAGCAAAACCTGTGTCGAGCAGACGAGGGTCTAAGCCTTCAGCAACCAACACGTCGTACACTTCGTCGAGGTACTTGGCACGTTCGATGATGCCAGCTTGCATCTCAGGAGAAAAGTTGGTGATGTTTTCTGTGAGGAACTTGAGATATGCTTTCTTGCCGCCAAACTTTTGCCCCAGCGCAGAACGCTGTAACGCCTTGAATGCGGCTGGTACGTTACCTTGAGCAAGATTGATAATCAGGCCGGTGCCTATACCGACGAGTTCACCCATCATTGGGTCACCTGTTACACCGTATGTTTCGTCACGCTGCTGGAAGAAATGTCCCGCTGTACCTGCACCGACAATCATAAACCTGTCTGCAGTAGCAATGTCACGCATAAACTTAGCCGTACCGCTCTTGCGTTCGATTCCTTTCGGTCCGACTGCGACTTCTACCACTGCAGCCGCTGCAGTAGCAATGTCTTGCATAAACTTAGGTGTACCGCTACGACGTTCGCTAGCCGCAAGATCGTACACTGCTTTGTTGATGTCAGCATCGAAAGCGTTTAACTTAACAGTATCAGCGGCATCAGGTGTTCCGCCACGCTTCTTAACACCAGAATAGTATGCGTCGCGTCGGCTTCGTAGGTTGTTTAGATACTTAATTTGCTGAACTACCTCTGCGCGGCTTCCTACAGCCCTAGCAGCATCTTCCATCTGCAAGCCTTTAGTGATCTTGCTACCAACGCTGTTCTGCTTCATCCTCTGCAACCAAGAAGGTTCCGCACCATTATCGATGCCGGAACGCATCTGCAGATAGCTGTCACGGATTTCATCAAAAGAACGAGTAGTTCCTCTTTCAATTTCTTTGGCATAAAAATCTTTAAAATTTAAGAGTTCTTTTTTAGAACGGAAAGCAGTCAGTGCACCTGCACCCTTACTAGGCAACACAATTTCACCAGTTAACTTAGCCAAGCGGGGAGTGAGTCCTGTTAGGGTCGCAATGTATTCTTCTACGACAGGTAGGGACACCTTTGTGCCGCGCTGTGCCATCGTTGCAATCATCGTGTGAGCAAGGGGCTGAAAGTACGTATCCATGATAGCTTGCCTACGAGAACTTTCGCGGATATCAAAATACCCTTGATCCGTATCTTCGAAATTCAAAGTTAAGTTATCTACTGCGTCGATTAACTCGCCAACGCCCCACAGGGTCATTTGAATTGGAAACTTGATAGCGTTCTCGCCTATGCCGCTTGCAATCTTTTCTATGTCTCCCATTGCGGGAGCCGAAACAGCATAGTTAATTATGTCTGCGCGGGTACGGGCATTTTCGACACCGGCTTTAATTAGGCGTTTGTTTATCAGATCAGCGAATAGAGGTTTGCCAACTTCTGGATCAATAAAGTTTAACGAGAATAACATAGAGGCTTCACGATAGTTTTGAATATCTTCCTCTGTCATGTCTTTAGCAAAGACTTCACGCAACTCAGTCACTGGAACAGGAAACTGACCTGTCGTGTCGATTTCGCCTGTTTCTCGACGGAAAGTCAACTTCTGGTTGGGATCAGGTAGCCGTGTCTGTTCGTATATCAGGTTATCCCACGGGACGTTAAATTCACCGCCTTCATCATCGATAATGACGGTGGCTCCCATGCGGTTAGCTACGTCTAAGCGAGTAGCGAAATCCATGCTCTGTGGAAAAACCAACTCTTCGCCTTGTGCATTGCGAACACCCATAGCCTTTTCAAAGTTAGACACGATCTTAGGATTGTCAAAGTTCATGACATTCTGTAGCGTAATCTCTGGGCTAATCTTACGTGGGTCAGCGATACGCGGAGTTACATCTTGCTTGAGTTCGATTCCCAGCGACGGAATAACCGGAAGATCCATAGGGGCAGTTGTCACGTCAAACTTAGGAACTTGGAACCCGCCTACAACCTCTTTTTCCAACGAAGGAAACCTGTCTACAGGTGCCGGACGCGGTGTGCCGCCGCCCAGTTCTGTGACAGGTTTGATAGTGGGAGAGCCGGACTGACCGACTCCCATGCTCTTTAAAACTTGCTGTTGATCCGCAGAGAGTTTTGCCATCTGATCTTCAATAGGACTAGCCATTATATTCCTTACTATGGTGCTAGGATTCGTGAGATTTTCGTTTGGCCTAAATCTTTAAATGCGTCTTCGTAAGTATCGTAGGTATCGCCAAACTTACCTTGTGCAGCGTTGATCTTTTCAAGCTTTTCTGCATCCGTCATAGCTGCTGCGGCTACGTCATCCTTCGTCGATTGACCGCTTCCGCCGGGTTGTTCTAGCATGTCGGTTACGTCATCTATGTTAATCTTTGTGCCTACGTTTCCAAGTGAAAGTTCTTGTAGCTTCAATGCAGCGTAGGCTCGTTGTCCGCCATCGCCAACTGCACGAGAATGCTTTTCCACGCTCACCAACATTTCTTTTGCTGCAGTCAAGATTTCTACCTCAGTAGAAGCTTGACCGAATATGCTGTCCATCTTCAAGGCGCGAAGGATGTTCTGCACATCTTGGTCAGAAATCGTACGACCACCAGTACCGCCTTGAATTGCTGCTGCCACAGAGTAAGCAACCATGAAGCGATAGTAGTTACGAAGCGCAAGGTTCTTTACTTTTTCGTCGTTCGAACCCAAGCCAGCAACCGACTTCTGGAATAACTCTACATTCTCTTTACGTGCGATACGTTCAGCTTCTAAGAAAGCATCTACAGTTTTGTAGCCACGCTCTTTGGCAATCTCTAGCATATCTGCAGCGGGTAGTTGGTTGTCTACAATGGATAAGAATGTCGGTTTTCCGTTGTTATCTTTTCCAAAGATTGTGTTCTGTGCTGCAGCAACAGCCTGATCCTGACTTACGGGAAGGAGTCCCGGAAGAAAGTTTTCCATGCCCTGCCGGAACATATGCACCGCACCGTCAGTAGAAACATAGAATTGACCAAAAGTCGTGTTGATGTCGATAAACTGCCCATCTCTAGTATAATAAGTCTGAATCATTTTGTCAACGAGGCTGATAGCATTAGCTGCTGAATCCGCTTGCTGAACACGAGAAGCACGTTCCTTTGCAAACAACCGACTATCTTTACCGCTCTGTGCAGCAAACAACAGACGATCACGTGCCGTTCCTGTGACGGGCGGTGAAAAGGCTGAAATTAAGGCCATGCCACTTTCAAAATCACCGTCGAAGGCATTGTTAAACGCCAGCTTGATGTCAGCTTCTACGGCAGGGTTGGTGACCTTACGCTCCGCACCTAGCTTTAGCATGTTCTGCCAGCTTGCAAAGAACGGAGTACTGTCAGCATCCTTTGTCTTTGTAAGATAAGACAAGAAATCTAGCTTTGGCTGCACCTTTGAAATGATCACCTGACCTTGCGGACCTTTTTTCACACGTCCCGCATCGTCGTACTCAAAATTAACCAACGATTTAAAGCTATTCTTTGCAGCAGCTATCTCAGCCTCTGTACCGCTTGGTGCAAGGGCGGACATCACAAAATTGACAGTTTCATTATACTTAGGATCGAAGGGGATTGCTAAGTTTAGCTTTGCCGCAAGAGGCGGATCATTAGGATTAGCAGCAGGGTCTACTACGTTAGCCGGTACTTCTACTGGTGTCTGTGCTACAATTACGCTCTGAGCCGAACCGTCGGGAGCGATACTATTTTCTCTAGTTATCTGAGCGACTGTTTCTGCAGCCTGAAGACCTGCACGAACCTTTACAGCAGCTTCCAAGTCAGGAATCTGAGACAATACAGGAAAGTTGTTACGCAGAAAAGCAATCTCATCGACTAGCAGATCCTTAGACGGAACCATTTCTGCTGTTATGGGATCTTTGATTGTTGTATTCTGCTGGATCAGGTTTACGGCATAGTTTTGAATGCGCTTCATTTTTTCAGGAGTATTCAAGGCAGCAGCAGTCCAGTCGATGCTACCATTTTTACTAGGTAGTTTACTCATCCAGTTACGAAACACGTCAAGCTGTTGGTTAGGTGCCTTGAACTCTTTAGGAACGTAGAACATTTGTTCTTTGTTGTCGTTATCCCGATACTTAATATCGAAAGGAGAAGCTGCTACGTCCATAGCCCCTTTAGCTGCACTTGCAGACTTTTGGCCTACCTCGATTGAACTACGCTGACCGGTTTCATCTTTTTGGTAGGCAGTAACCAACTCGTACTTGTTTGTTCCTTCTCTGTATTTCCAGAGAGGTATGTCAACCTGCTTATCATCAACTCTTTCGCCGTTTTCGTCCAACTGATATACAGTAGCAAACTGCTTGGTTTCTTTCGTGTCGGTTTCAGTAGGAGTTAGCCAGCTAATTTTGCCGGTGCGGATAGGCTTGTCATCCTGTACGGTAAACTCAGATTCACCGACTCTGACAGCCCCCTGATCCTTCAGTTCTGCGGAAGTATCCGCATAGACTATACGTCCGTCTTCCATTTCACCGACGTAGCGCATAGACTTTTTAGGATCTTCTTTAGGTGCGGCTGCAGGAAACGTCTTTTTCTCAGTGGATAAAAATCCCACATCTTGACCTAGTGCACCTTTAGCAAAATCTTGAGAAACCGGTATCTGACCTGCACGTTGAACGTCAGGGTACTTTATTTCAAGTGCTGCTAAAGTATCTGCATACACAGTTTTCGGCTGACCGTCTTTGTCTACGATTGTCCCTTGTGCAATAAACACGTCTTTAGGTGCTTTAGGAGCTAGGTATTCAGGAGCGTAGTTATCTGTATATTT